CTATGGGTGGTAAGGATCCTGTATCAGAATACAATCGTGACTTATGGAACAGCGGTAATGATGCTGATAAGGATGTTGTTCGTAGACAGAAGCGTAAGCTTTCCTATTATGCAAACATCTACGTTGTAAAAGACCCAGTTAATCCTCATAATGAAGGAGGAGTCTTCCTATTCAAGTTTGGGAAGAAGATTTTTGATAAGTTAACCGCAGCAATGCAGCCTGAGTTTGAAGATGAGACACCCATTAATCCTTTCGATTTCTGGCAAGGTGCAAACTTCAAGCTTAAGATACGCAAGGTTGATGGTTACTGGAATTATGACAAGTCAGAGTTTGATGCTCCTGCACCTCTCCTTGATGACGATGATGCACTTGAAGCACTCTGGAAAAAAGAGTACTCTGTTGCTGAGTTCACCTCACAATCTAACTTCAAATCATATGAAGATTTAGAACGTCGTCTTAAGTCTGTCTTAGGACAGAAGAAAGCACAACGTCCTCGTTTTGATGAGGAAGTTGAAGCAGAGGATACTGCACGTGCTCCTGTTGCAGCAGCAGTTGCTGCTCCTGTTACTACACAGTCAACAGATGCTGATGAAGATGATGCTTTAAGTTATTTTCAGAAACTTGCTAACGAATAGTTAACCTAAATTGGGGTTACTTCCCCTCTTTAATTTCGGGTTAATGTATTCACTTGATGGTTCGTAGTCTAGTAGAGTTTCTACTTCGTCTACTACATATGATAAAAATCTAGACTCTAGGATGTTGATATTTCTTTTATCATCCTGGAGTCTTTCTTCATATGTACGATAAGTTATACCTTGTATAGGACTTACCTCAACTAACTGATTAGTTCCACTATCTAAGAAAGTTGCTTTGAATGTTGAGTCAACAATCTTTCCTTTAGGTACAAATATTTTTCCTTTAGAGTCTTGAATTTGTATAGTTTCATAGTGTTTAATTAAATCTACTCCACCAGTGTCACCATACTTTTCTGAGAGATAGTTATTAAAATCTCCTTGTGTCATTGGCCATTCATCTCTAACATTAATTATATTATTTGCAAGAAGTACTACCCAATCTAAATCTTCATCACCATATATCTTATAAGCAATTTGATCTGGCCTTTCATCTCCTACTATTTTGTACTTAGTGAAGGACATGAAGTTGCTAAAAATATCTTCTCTTATTAATGGACGGCGAAATAAGTTTTTAACTTCTAAGAAGTCACGGTTAGATTTTCTCTCATTAATACGAGAGATGTAATCAAAGTTTGGAAGTTGTTTAAAGTAATTAGACATTAGTAACCTATCATAGAGTCGTTGTTTCCATCCAAATCTGTATAATCTTGATCAAAGATTGGATCTAGTTCTTGCATTGACATTTGTATTTCATATGCAGTCATTGATTTGTTTGGTAATGTCATATATGTTCCGTCTGGTACATAGTTAACAGTAAAACCTGTTATCGCAGTCCTTTTCATTTTGAATAAGAATGGATGCGCCTTACGTCCAGCATGAAAGCATACATCAAATATATTAGGAGTATCTAAGTATAGACCACTACCAGCTGATTGTTTTGCTGACATTCCTTGCTTAAAGAACCTAATAATCTTTTTAATTCTTATTGTTTCTTTTTCACTTCTAGCAGTTAGTCTAAAACTATAATTGAATGCACGTCTTGCTGGACCAGTGAACAGCAGTTCTAAATTGGGATTAATAACTTTTCCCTGACTTCTTGCAAGTAGTTGTGCAGTGTTATTACCAAGTCCTGCTATTTGACTCATTAAAGCAGTCTTTGCATATTGACCAACTTCTCCTTTATCATTTTTAGCCATGTCTATAAAGTTATTAATTCCACCACTTATTTCTTCACCAAATCCCTTAAAACCACCCGATGCAGGATTCATTACTTTTGTTGCTGCTGCAGCACCAGCCATCTGGAGATTGTTCATAGAACTTTCACCCCAATTAGTAGTGTTACTATCTGCAAGTGTTGGTGGTATAGGTAGAAGAACAGTACCTAATGTTTCCATTGCTCTTTCAGATGCCCTATTCTTCCTACCGCTTTTAAATTTTCCAGCAATATACTTCTTCATGGTAATTCTCATGAAGTCTACGTCATCAGGAAGTTCTGCTAATGGGTAACGTAAGTTATCATCATATTTTTTTCTTGCTGCTGCTACTGAAGCATCTTTAGCAGATTTTGAAAAATCAATTGTTTTACCTTTAGATTTACCACTTTCTGTACTTCCACCACCATCATCATTAGTACCGTATACATTTAACCCTTCTGCATATTTGTCTAGTGTTTTTCTAATATCTGGATCTCCTAATTCTAAGTTTGCTGATTGTCCGAATGCTTGCTTAACTGATAGTTGATTTTCTTCACCTAACCATGTACCATCTGACTTAAAGAAGTTGCCATCATCTAAGTTCTGTGTGTACTCTGCACCCAGTGAATCTGTAAACTTAGCAGCGACAGAAAGAGATTCAGGATCCCAACTAAAGGTTCCTCTTGTACCGTCTTTTGTTATTATTGAGTTAGATACTGTTGCCACTATACTCTCTTTTTAGTTATTTAGAACAAAATTTTGGTAGGGAATAGTCTTGAGTTCATCTATCTCCATTGGGTTCACATAATATAACTGTCCTACTACCTCCATGAAGGTATAGTTTCTCATTCTATTCCAATGAAAGTTGTATCCCTTGAATCCATTTGGCATGTACTCTGTAACAGCAACGAGAGGATTAGTATCGTATGTGATGTTAGGAGTCTTTGCTTTGTAGATGAATGTGTAGTAGTTTCCTAAGTCAGGTACTGGTGTTACACCATCAGATAGACGGTCAATAATATCTACCATTAAATCATCAGCATCCTCTGTACCTATGAGGTTCTCTACCATACCGGTTAGTCTATTTTTGTAGGGTTTATCTAATTCCAAGTTCTTTTTCCGTAACTACTTTAAAGGTTAATTGTCTGTCCTCACAAAAGGACCTAGCAGCTTTCCATTTTGCTTGGTTCTTTGCATATTCTGCCACCTCACGGATGAAGGTTCTTTTTTGTTTCCTTCCTTTTACAGGAGGGATACAATGTTTCATCGGTTTAACTTCAATTACATACCTCATTAACTTACCATCATTTTCTTTAATCTTCATGTAGAAGTCTGGGAAGTAACGATGTACTCTATTGTCTAGAGGTGAACGATAGGGTATAAAGAACTCTTCACTGCCCCATTCAAGTATATTTACATTACGATCACACCATTTCATAAATTTTAGTTCCCAAAGGGATCTATAAATGATGTTTCTTGAGTCTCCTTTGTACTTATTTGAGTGAGATGGGGTAAACTTACCTTTATATGACATACATAGTATAGGGAAACACCATATGGTATTTAGATGGCTGGCAACATACCAGGTACAAAATATAGTACAAGAGATTTTTTAAGCAAGTTTGGAAATCTTGCTCAGTCAAGTCTGTATAGAGTCCATTGGGCATGGTCTCCAGATGTACAGTCATATTTGTCAGCACAGAAGATACCTAATATTTTAATGAATGAGGGTAGTGTTCTTTGTAAAGCAACTTCACTTCCTGGTTCTTCATTATCAACACATGATGCTTCTACTGACTTATATGGAGTTACTCAGAAGAGTGCATATCGTCGTTCTTTTGATGGGACTATTGATTTGACATTTTATATTGATAGTGATTATGGAATGCTTTATATGTTTGAAGGATGGTTGGAATATATTATGCAATTGAATGGTGGTAGTGATTCATCATCTGCTACTTATCGTGCTTCTTATCCTGAGGATTATAGAAGACCTCTTTATCTTTATAAGTTTAATAAGGATCATCAGGGTGTACCTTCATCAAGAAGAGGAATACATGGAGCAGCTACTAATGTGTATGGTAAATCAGGGGAGATAACGTATACATTCATAGATGCTTTTCCTCAAAATATATCATCAACAAGTGTTTCATATGATCCTTCTCAGAACCTTGAGTTTACTGTAACCTTTGCTTATACTAGGTATATAACTGATAGAACTCTGAGTAGGAATAGTGGTGGTGGTGCTCCTCCTAATCCAGGAAGAAATCAATCTACTAAGAGTGCTCCAAGAGATAATCCTTCTAATCCAAGAACGAGATGGGTTGGTAAAAATTCTACATGGACTGATAGAAATGGTAAAGTTATTGCTCCAAGAGTAGATGATCTTGGAAATGTTGTAGGAGCAGGGTTGGGTGAGATGATTAATCAACCAACAGGTGAAGGTAAACAAATCAATCAAGCAGTTAAAGGACAGAACGTTAATGATAATGATGGTGGCGGTAATTCTACTATAGATGGTTCTATTGGTGACTTTAGGGGTGGAACAGGTTCAACTAGTGGAGACATTGCTTTAGCACGGGCAAAAGAAAAGTCTGTATAAACCTACTAAATAAACACACATAATATTATATTTTGTTATGCCTTTACCAAAAATTGCTACGCCAACCTATGAGTTGGAATTGCCGTCGAGTGGAGAAACAATTACATATAGACCTTTTTTAGTTAAAGAAGAGAAACTTTTAGTACTTGCTATGGAGAGTGAGGATACTAAGAGTATCACTAGAGCAATAAAAGAAGTTCTTAAGTCTTGTATTAAAACAAAAATAAAAGTAGATACTCTTCCTACCTTTGATATTGAATTTCTATTCCTTAATATCAGAGGTAAGTCTGTTGGTGAGGAAGTCGAGGTTACTGTTACTTGTCCTGATGATGGGAAGACAGAAGTAGATGTAACTATACCTATAGATGCTATTCAAGTTCAGAAGTCTGACGAACATACAAATACTATTAAACTGGATGATACTTTGTCTATGACAATGAAGTATCCTTCTTTGGATGAATTTATTGAAACTAATTTTGATGTTTCTTCTAAGGGTACTCAACTTGAACAGTCATTTAGTTTGATTGGTTCTTGTATTGAAACTATCTACAGTGAAGAAGAGGCATGGCCTGCTTCTGATTCTACTAAGAAAGAAATCAATGAGTTTCTAGAGCAGTTAAGTTCAAGTCAGTTTCAAGACATTGAAAAGTTCTTTGAGACTATGCCTAAACTTTCTTACGATGTGGTTGTTACTAACCCCAAGACTAAGAAGAAGAATACTGTTGTATTGGAGGGACTAGCAAGTTTTTTCGGGTAGCACTCTCCCATATGAATTTGGAGAGTTACTTTAGAATCAATTTTGCTTTGATGCAGTACCATAAATACAGCTTGACGGAGATAGAAAA